GCAGCTTGACAAGACTTATTCTGCGGTGCTGATGGATCTGGGTCTTGATCTCATTATACTCCTTCTGGAGATCGAGAATCAGCTCGGCATCAGACACGCCAAGCGGCATCTCAGGCACCCAGTTGAAGTCAAGCTTGTAGAAAGGCCACACCTCAAAGTCCTGAGGGTCCTCGACGAGATCTTTCTCATGCTGAATGTGGAACTTCCCTGTGTACTTGTCCCACACCTCCCAGAAGGGTTCCATCTCGTCATCGTCCTCTGAGAGCTTGTCCTTCATGTACGTGCCAAGAGGACCCTCGTCTTCCTTGAGCTGCCCATGAGAGCGGTCGAACTTCATCGCGAACCAAGCAGAGTCATCAATGTCAGACACATCTGAGTCGAACGCGAAGTCCTTCGTCTGGAAGTGGGCTACGTATGGCCTTCCAGGTGAGAGCCTGTCCTGTCTACGGTAGTGGGGGAGCATGCCACTCTGCGTCATCCCTAGGTTGTCGACCTCATCGACGTACCCTACCTTCACGACACCCCGGCTGAAGCAGAATGCGCTGACGATCATCTTCTTCATGGTCTCTTTCAAGCGCATGAGCTGCATGAGGCGATCGTCCACAGTCTGGAGAGTCATCTGCGCGTCACCAAACCCAGGACGCTTGATCGTGACACTCGACACAGGGTTCTTGAAGTACAGCTGAGGAACGACACTCCGCCCGAAGGAGAACAAGAGGTTCACCGTAAGGAGGCCAGGTGGGAACTTGTTCCCATACCAGTCCTTGATCATCGCGAACTTCTCTTCCTTCTCCCTCTTGTAGAGAGCCTCCCACTGAGTGAGACGCTCCTCCCAGCGACCGCCTTCGTCAAGAGGCAAGCTTTTTCTTTCCTTTCTTGAAGACGCTTGCAGCCATCTCCTCAGCCATACCACTGATACGTTTCTTCATCTCTGGACTGGTCTTCTTTTTCTTTTTCATGCTGTGAACACCAGTACGTCCCCGAATTGCGCGGGCACCAGGGACGGATCAGGAGGTGGAGGAGGAGGTGGAGGAAATGATTCCGCACGGAAAGACGCCTCGACAGTGAATACTACAGGCACGTTCCCAACAAACGCGGATCCCCTATAAAATGTTGCGGCGCAGGAATACGTGATTGGCACGTTTCCAACGAAGACGAAGTCTTGTGCTTGTTCTACATCATTCGAGGCGCTAGGAAAGGCGACGGGACCAGCAACAAGAACCGCTTGCGTCCGACGTCTTTCCGTCCAGTTGATAATCATGGTTCAGGAATCACTGTGATGATCGTAGGCTTCGCACCGGTGGCAGTGAACTTGAACATGATACTGCCCCCATTCAAGTCTGTGGCTGCGAGGTCGATCTTATAGGCGCCAGCAGTCATCTCCACAACAGAGTTCGCACAAGATCCAAACGCCGCACCATCTATGCTCCGCGTGGCGGTGACTGTCAGGCCCGTACCAGGTGAACCGTCAAGAAGCTCCATGTAGAAGGGGAAGTTTGAAAACGTAGCATTCTTCTTGATACCTGGAGGGTTCGCAAACGAGCTCACCTCAACAAGAGGAACACCAGCTACTGTCGGTGCACCCACCGCAGTGTTCAGCCACTTCCGCACATCTGCAAGCTGTTCAGCAACCTCAATGTCTCTTGGAAACGCAGCACTTGCATGCCCGTATGTGGCGAACACAAGGCTCTGATCTTCCACAGCCTTCGGGGCTGCGTCGCGAATGATTACTGAGATGATCTTACCAGTGAGCTGTGCTGCACTCATCGTGATCTTCCAGAGGCCTGTCGTGCTTGCAGGCGCAGTCGGAAGGTTCGTAGCATTCGCCTCAGCTGCACCATCGATACTCACCTTCACATCTCCAGCCTGAGGTGACCAATCAGCTGCAACCGCGAAGTCAAGCACAGCCCTCTTGATCATCACGAAGTAGAAGTCTCGTTGAACACCATACTTTGTCGGTACGTACACTTTGTGTTCCTCCTACGCCATGAGCATCATGTCTGGTGTGCTTGCGAATGTCGATGCACTTGCTATCCCAAGTGGTAAGCCCCAGTTCTCACCCGAGATCCAAGCAGCCATTGGAGCCGCCATCCCCCACTGTTCTCCAAGCGTCTTCTGAGAGAATGGATGTGCACCACCTTGAGTCGCATTAGGGTTGGTAGTCATTGCGTAGATTGTAGACATACCATCGACAATCTTCTTGGACATTGGATGTCCTGTCACGCGATGACCATATGCGAGGAGAGCGAGGATGTTGATAGGTGTATAGAAATTCCGGTTGAAGAACTCTTCAGTATTTGGGTACTGATCAATAGGTGCCGAATGATATCCAGCCACCCAAACGCTTGGTGGCGTGAGGTTCGCAGGGTGCCAATGCGACTTTCCCGCAGCTGCATTGTCTATAGGAGGATTCGCGAGGAGTGCAGGGTCTGTCCATCGATAGGGCATGCGAAAGACTGGAGGATTGCCGCCTGGACGAGCAGCTGCAAACGTATTTGCAAGAACCCATCCATCTGGAGGATCGAGAGGACTGATTTGCGTATCGCAAAGCCAATCCGCAAGCTCTCCAAGCCTTTGCGCAACGAGCTCACCTTCTATGATGTTGCAGTGTACAATCATGACAGAGTTGAACATCATCTCAAGCTGGAAAGTCGGAGCTGCTCCAAACACATGCGCGTATGCAGGCTCATTTGGGTCTTGAGCGGGAATGGCACCTGGAACTGGAGGAGTAGTGTCTCCTGGTGGACTGCCAGGTTGACTACCTCCATTCTTCCCACTCCACTGAACGTAGTTGGGTGAGATACCCCAGCGCCCACGCATCCATCCATTGGATGGATTGGAGGCGTTGAACTCTGTGGACCACAACTCAGGACTATCAAAGTAGCGCTTCTTGAAGTACAGGAGGTACTTATCCTTGTTCGCTTGCAAGCGTGGAGTTGGAGCCTTATGTGACCCACCAAACTTTCGAGTACCGAAGGGCAGACTCAGCATGTAGTATAGGGCTTCATGCTCACGATATATCCGGAAGCTCATGCGTGGGCCATCCCATCCACCCGCCGCGCTGGGACTATGATGAATCGTACCAGGGCCAATGTTGTCGTAAGGGTATTCGCGGAAGGGAGTGAGATTCACGGCTGAGAGGAAGCCGTTGCCAAACCGAATGAGCACGCCAAGAGCTTGATCCCACCCCGACAGGACGTAGTTCATCCACGCGTTCACATGAAATCCAGACTGCGGTGTGGTGAGCCCAGCTGGTTGGCCTGATGGATCCTCCCCATACTCATCAAGGCCTATGATCTCTGCTGTCGCATGGAGAACGCCATTCTCATCCGTATACGGCTCATCGTATCGTGCTTGATCGCCTGCACCGTAGTTGACACACAAGAACGATGTCTGGTTCGACCCTACGTACCCAAACACCTCGTGGTAGTAGCTTCGCGAGAGCAGGTGAGCCTCTCGAAGGTGGTCTATGTTTCCCGTCATGAGGTAGCGGTAGTACCACGCGGACATCATGTTGTAGCTTGCGTCCTGAGCAGGATGCTTATAGCCAAACGACAAGACATAGTCGCCTGTACCTGGTGGGAAGTTTGAAGGAGGGATCGTGACCTGCACACTATTAGGTCCAAGAATGGCAGATATTGTCGACGTAGGAGTACCACCAGGTTCGGGAAAGTATCCCGCTGGACCAGCGCCTACACGCATACCAACCGTCAGAAGCGCGGTGGGAGCAGATGTTGGAAGCGGCCAGCCACCACGAATGTTTGTGATGATGTTTGACCCATTCTGGATCGTGCAGAGCTTCCAGTGAAGATCGCCCCTCGTGAGAAGCATGTTGCGCATGATCTTGAACGTTGGGAAGCTGCCAGACTGCTGACTGGGCTCCATGTCAGTAGTCCAACCATTCTCCCACTGGTTCGTGAAGTAGTCTACAAGATTCGCGGAGAGGCGCGGATCCGCAAGCGGAATGAGTGGGTATGGAGCAACACGAGACTGGCACAGGTGCGCAGCATCCGTGCATGCAAGGAGTCGAGGGAACTTAAGAGACCCAGCGTTCTCACTACCATCCACCACAGGGTGGGAGGTAGGAGAGGCAATGGTCGTTGGGTTCGTACCAAGCTTGAGAACGAAGTCGGCGGACTCATCAGGTGCGAGCGGGAGAATGGTACTTACACGAAGGACTTTGATTGACCCATCTGGGTGCTGTGGGTAAAGGGCAGTGATGTAAGCTGGCACTTCAGCGATGCCAGGAGACGTCCCACGCCAGAGTGAGACGAGTGCACGGAGAGAACTCCTCGCAACCTGCCAAGGCGCAGCTGGCCAGGGATTCGCAGTGGCGAGACCTGTTGTGGTCTCGAAGAGCTGCCCCGGCTTGAGTGGGATGCAGCCGGTGAATGTCGTGCTTCCACTCTGCCCATCATAGCGCTTTGCAATCAGGGGGATGTCAGGCATCTAACGAGCTCCTCTGAGAAGTCCACGCCAAGCACCATCCATCGCTGGACTTCTGGCTCCACCTGGCGCTGGAGGAGAACCTACCGTGCCAGCGGCAACAAGTGTCACGGCACCAAGAGTCTGTGAGAGAGAGCCACTCACGCCTGTGGGGTGAATGGCGACGACTGTCGACATCCAAGGGTTGGTTGGCGAGATTGCCCAACCACCTGGGTCTTCTGAGGAGACCGTAGCCTGTCTTGAGCATGCATGCAGTTGTAGATCCAACGCATTCGTGATGGTAAGACGCCCACCATAGTTTGTGGGTACAGTCACGCTGCTTGCGGAAGGCGTGGCACCAAGCACGATGAAGAGGTATTCTTTCGTCCCGCCCGTGGGTGTGACTGCGCCAGCATTCATGGACGTACTACTGCCCGTGACGATTGTAGCAAACTGAGGCACTTGAATACTTGGGTCAAGGGCTCCTGAGACTTGATATGTGATCGCACACCAACGCGTGGAAGTACCTTGTGTCAGGTTAGCTGTAGCGCCTTCGGAACCAGTCGCCTTCTTCCAAGCGAAAACTTCTCGACTCGTAGCAGGAGAAGCAAGCGCGATGTCATCGATGATGATATTCCATCCAGCGGGAAACACAATCGTGCTAGCGTCCTTAACATTCACACATACCCACGCGAGGAGGAGATTGTCTGCCACGATACTTGCTGGCAGGGCCATATTATAGGACGTCCCTGGCGTGGTGAGGGAGTTCGCATTTGTCGTGACTACGGCTGGAGAAGCCATCTACGGGTTCGCAGCCGTCAGGGTAAACCCTGTGATGGTGATGGGAGACCCAGCAGCGATTGTGATCGTACCGAGTGTGATATCTCCTCCACCACCCGTTACAGTCACCGTGCCCTGGATGTGTGCCGTCGTACCATCCGAGGCGTAGATGCGAAAGTGGCCTGCGTCTCCTGAGTTGTCAGCTGCAGCATCCGCCCACGAACCTGCAAGAGCCTTGGCTCCAGCGGAGGCAGCTGCGAGCCAGTCGGAGGGAAGAGAAAGCGTCGCAAGTACAGTGCCGGCGTCTGCGGCAGCAACGTTTGCAGGCACAGTACCTGTCCTGATCTTCAGGACGGCGGACGTGCCAATCGTCGTCTCTATAGCGTCCAGGAGGGCATTGCGCACCGCAGTCGAGAATTGAACTGCCATCTCACTCTCCTCCTATACGGGGAGTCACGAATACACGATCGTTGAGGAACTGAATGGGGAAAGCAGCTCCAAACGCCTCAGGAGCCACGAGAAGGCCTGCGGCTGTCGTGATGTAGTAGCCGAGGACGTTCTCGAGAGTCTGGTCTGCTGAACTGATGAACACCTGCTCAGGATACGTACGGATCGTCGGGTTTCCAATCACAGTGGACCACGAGCCCGCTACAAGCGTGATTGGAGCATATCCTGTGAATGTTGACTCGGTGTAGAGCGCTTCTGTGTCTGTGTCTGCAGGTGTGACGACATTCTTGAATAGATGGAGGACGAGTCCGAGGTCTGTAAGCGCTTTGAGCGCAATGCCCTCTCCCTGGTCTACGAGAAGTCCAGCCATCTAGTTGAACGTCACCGTGATGTCAGGGGCGGCAACTGCTGTCACGATCGTCAGGCCGCGAGTGAACGGCACGTAGTAGGGGAGGGTGCCGAAGCCAGCATCTGACTTGATGGTTGCGATCTTAGTAGCAGGAGCAGCGGCTGAGACACCGTCGTACACTGTGATCGTACCACCCGCTCCGGCTACTGAGTTGATCACGATCGTGCCGAGGACTCCCGGACCAGTCTTGAGCACTGTGGTCGTATTCGTCGTGATGTTCGCGTACGCGCTCGCGCTGTACTGCCCAAAGCGTCCTCGCATCATCCTACTTCTCCTCCGTGAGTGTGAAGGGGAATGTTTTGCGAGGCTTTGGTGCCTCACCTGTATGACCAAGCTTGCGAAGGATGTACTCCATGTTGAGTGGGTCGTTCTCAGGGCTGTACCTTACGTGCTCGGAAGGCGTGGCACCAGCCGTCCACATATGAGGGACGTATGCGAGGGCGTCAATGATGTCATCATGCACGCCGAACGGGAACTTCAAGAGCTGGTCGATGAGTGCACGCTGAGTCTTGCGTACCCACACCTTTCGCTGGGCAAAGAGGGGCTGAAGAGAGGCACGTACACGCATTTCCTTTGAAATGTGAGTGTTCGGGCGGAGTTCCTGAATGTAGAACCACTTCTTCCGTTCCTTCATCTGTCGCTCGATGTTCTCTTTCATCTGATTGAGCGACACAATCTCGACACCCACACCATTCGGCTCATGCACGTATACGAGCTCGAAGAGGAGGTTCTGAACAGCATCCGGAGGAAGACGATGCTCCTCAGCGTACTCCACGTACATATTGTACTCGTGATCGACGTACACCACCGCAATGCCTGTGAAGTCACCGCTCCGCTTCTGACTCAAGGCGGGGTCTACCACGATGAACCGCGAGCAGCGCTTGTACAGCTGAGCGATGTGCTCAGGACCGTCGAGGTCCTCTATATACTGAAGCCATTCCTGCCGGATGAGTGTCCGTGCTGGGTCGACTGGACGATTCTTCATCTGACAGGAGTAGATGTAGGGACCCATACGACTTTCGATGTCCTTCAGCGTCTCGTCATCAAACTCGGAGGGAAAGATTGGCACGCCCTGCTCGTCACGATCCTCACGGATGAAGGTGTTGAAGACCGGTTCGTTCTCGATGATGTGGGAGTAGAGATCATAGAAAGCCCATCGAGTACCGTGTACGACCTCTCTGTCAGAGCGCGGGCGTACGAGTAGGGGTGTGCTATACTTATGCCAGTCAATGACCTTCTGCATTTGTTCCTGACTGATGATATGATCCTCGTTCACGAGGTCGTCTTTGATCAGGCAGTTGTAGTGCATGCCTACCGCAGTGCCTCCCACGCCAATTGCTTCAAGAGATCCTTCCTTGACATCGTTTGTGCGCGGGATGGTGATAGAAGACTCCGTCCACTTCTCCTTGACGCCAGGAACAAGCTCAGGGAAAACCCAACGAAGAAGAGCGTTGCTCTCAATATGTTGTTTGATGACACGGAGAAACTTCTGCGCGTTCGTGAACGTGGCGTTCGCGAGGAGAATAGTATCATTTGGATCATTCACCAACCGCCAGAGGGGGTAGCCCTCTGAGCCGATTGTCGTCTTGTAGTGGCCGCGAGGCACCAGCATGAGCGTCTTCGGACCCCTCGTCTGAATGAAATCCGCCATCTCGGTGTGAAGGGGCTTCGCCAGGCGATTCCTCTTCAGAAGGGTCTTCGTGAGAAAGTACAGGGAGGACTTTGAATTCTCCTTCAACCACCCCCGGAGTTCGTCCTGTTCCGAGCTCCCGAGCTGTTTCAGAGAAGAGTTGGAGATCGGCTCGTTCGATTCGGACGATGTGAACATTCTCCACCTCTTGTTTTGGCTTAAAGCCGGCTCTGTCGAGGATATCTTGGCTTGCGCTGAGAGCAACTCGCAGGTTCACGTCCTGATTGGCAAGGCGCTCGATTCGCGCCCCAGCACCTTCCGCTCTCGCGATGAACTGCTCTTTCACCGTCGTCATCGTCTGCTCAACGAACTCATTCCACGCCTTCTTGAACGCGGGATCCTGCTCAAGCGGATACACTGAGGCGTATGAGATCCCAAGAGCCTCTGCCTTCTCACTACGCGACGCGCCTCGCGCCTTGAGCTCGAGAAGCTTGAGGAGCACTTCGCTCTTCATGATGCCAGTATACTACAACGTACGAAGTTTGTCAAGTTCTCATCTGGCTTTGCGAAGCTTGCTTCACGAGAATGGAATGCGTGTCCCAAATCTCAAAAGTTGGACAAAAATTATGAGGCGTCCTGCGAGGAGGGCGCGCGCTAAAGAGGGGTGGGGTACTGGGTGGTGCAATGCAGTTCACATATCAACAACCTAAGGAGAGAGCGATGGAAAGCAATTGGACCATGGAGCACGAGCAGGCGCTGCGGTCGTACGTACGGCATCAGGAGTATATGGCGGCGTACAACAAGCGCCCCGAGGTACGCGAGAAGCGGAAGGCGTACAACAAGGAGCGCTGGGCGAAGATTAAGGCCGCAGCGCAGCTCGCGAAGGAGGAGGGGCTCCTGTAGATAGGGAGAGCGACCGCTCGCTAGTACAGGAGCGGTCGTAACCTACAGACTCCGTCTCAAGTCGGAGTCAAGAGTGTAGGTGGAAGGAGGTGAGCGCAATGAACACCCCTTCATGTTCGAAGGTCTGGGATCTCATCAAGAGGATCTCAGATCCAGAACTCCGGAAGGAGCTCGAAGATGCTTTCGCAGACTTCGAGACGGCTTGGGAGTGGCACTCAGAAGAGTACCACGATGAGCCGCTGAACTAACATGGCATCAGCGCTGAGCGTGAGCAGCGAGTAGGTCTCACGCGCGAAGCGCCGACCAGCGGTCAGTCAGCCGCTCAGGGGTAACGCGAGGTCTGCTTACATAAGTGGCCGCAGCTGTGAGCGGAGCGCTCTACGCTCTCGAAGAGATGCAAACGAACATACAGGAACCCCCTGCCCGGTAGGTAGTAGTATATGTGTATGGTTGATGGTGATGATAGTATACACATATATACCAAGCGGGAGACGGGAGCTGAAGTGAATAGTTGACAACCACTATACAACGTAGTACAATGAAAGGAAAGGAGGTGATCTCACAATGGACGTTGCTGACATCATTCGTCGCATCCGTGCTCGCTCACAGGAGAAGTACGACGCACTCAACCTGCGGGAGATGGGAGAGCATCCAGACATCTCACCACGCATGCTCTGGCTCCTGCGAGAGGCAAGGCGGAAGGCTCACAGGCATCGCTATAGGCAGGAGTACAACCGCAGGCCTGAGGTCGTCGCACGCCGTCGAGAGAAGGCTATCTGGACGCTCGATGTGTAAGGCCTTCAGCATCGCGTGCTCCTCCGGAAAAAAATTGTCACTTGATTTACCGCACGACTTCTGTTATAATGAGAGTAGATAGAAGTTCAACTGAAGCGCACGAAAGTGAGGTGAGAGCAATGCGTGTAGATCGATACAGCAAGCCGGAGAACAAGAATCTCTCACTCGGAAAGAGTGATGCTGAGATGCTCACGTGCGTGCTCACAAAGCTCGACTCGAGCATGGTGCTCGACGCCGCTGAGCGCAAGTTCTTCGACAAGATCATCGGCATGGCAAGCGTTGTCGCGTTCGACTTCACAGACGAGATGCAGAGCGCGTAGTGCACATAGCATCCATCACACGGAGCGTGAACATGGACGCGAAGATGCAGGCGGCACTCATGGCGTACACGAAGCACCGGGACTACATGCGCGCGTACAACCGTCGTCCCGAAGTGCGTGCGAAGCACACGGCGTATAACCGCAAGCGCTGGGAGCTCATCAAGAAGGCTCAGGAGCTGCTGAAGACCGAGCAGTTGAGCGAGGAGGCATAGAGTGTCAAGCAACTGCTGCCTCTGCCGCAACGAGATCGGCGCTGAGGATGCAGGTCATACGAAGTACGGTTGGCTCTGCGTGAGCTGCATGGAGTGTCTCGTCGATGCGTGGACGCAGCTCCGTGGCTACAAGCTGGAGGTGCTAGCGTGATAGAGTGGCTCGCAAGCGTGATCGGTCCCGCACTACCAGTCGTGAGCATCCTGCTCCTGTGGTGGATCGCTGGAGCCCACAGCAACTGGAAGGAAGGAGACGAGTAGGATGGACACGCGCCTGAAGAGTCTCATCGCAGACGCTCTGGAAAGTGCTCTCGAGGATGTACGCGACCAAGGCGAGGACGAGATGCGAGATTTTGCTGACACCTACGGCTTTGAGTCGTGGGAGCAGCTCTGGAACGTTGCGTACCCTCACATGCTCGAACTCAGATTCTAGGAGACCACACATGGCTGACGCCAAGTACTTCATCCGAGTCGAGCTTCGCCGCATCTCACCAGAGTGCACGGAGGGAGAGTCCTGCCCAGGAGAGCTCTCGGCGTACGAGGACAGCGTCGAGACGAGTGAGGCTGATGCTCTCGAGGCATACGACCGACTGGTGAGCCTGATCGAACCCACACAGGAGAGTGCATCATGATCCACAAGAAGACTGTCACGCTTGCGTTCGAGAGGGAAGTCAAGCACTCTGTGCTGTACAAGGGTCCTGATGAGCTCAAGAATGTCTATCTCCCGAAGTTCACCCTTCTCACACCTCCGTGGCCGAAGGAGGTAACGATCACAGTCGAATGGAGCACGAAGGATGCCTCCTGACACTCTCGACACCCTTCACGCAATGCTCGCGGAGCTTCAGAGGCGCATCGCTGCCGTGCACAACGTAGGCAAGAAGCGCTGGACCCGTGAGTCGGACTCGTACGTGTGGTTCTCTCGTGAGTGTGGTGAGATGTACGAGAAAGTCCAACGCATGAGAAAGGAGCTGCGATGAACACTGGAGACAAGAACATCATCGACAACCTCAGGAATAAGTATGGAGATAAGCTCTCGAACGTTACAGACGCAGATCTCCTCCACCGCTTCGAAGATTGGAATCTCAGTGACAAGAGCGAGGATGCCCTCCTCTGGTTGACGAATGATGTCTAAAGTCGGTCCTTGGCTTGGAAAGCCTGCGTGGGAACGTGAGATGGAAGCTCAGGACATACTCAAGGAGATGCACGCGTCTCGCGTGTGGCAATTCGCACCGCGGCAGACATTCACACCCTGTGAGGACAGGAACTGTGGAGTGTGCTGGGGGATTGCGAAGTCTCTGAACCTTGCGTGGCCACCGAAGGGAGACTGACGTATGAACGGACACTTCACGCGCTCGAGTGGAGAGTACGTGTGCTCCCTCTGTGGGTGTACAATCCCTGAGGACACAGCATACTTCATCCAGGAGTGCACGTCGTCGGCTGACGACTTTCGTATGTGTGATTGGTGTATTGACGAAGTCGCGAAGCGCCTCATGCGCTTTAAGATGGTGACATCATGACGACGCGCGCGTGGGCTGAGGAAGTGGCTGGCAAACTTGTTCACTCCTGTTCACACGAAGCGCAGACCATTTGCTACGACTGCGTTGTCGATGCGCTGGCGGCCGAGGTCCAGCGGGCGGTGGACGGGGAGCGGAAGGCGTGTGCGAAACTCGTTGAGTACATCGTGACTGACGGCATGGTGCGAGTTAGCGAGTTCGCCGCACAGAAAGCCGCCGCCATTCGTGCCCGTCAGCGCACGGGTGGGTGAGGGGGAGAGCATATGGGAGCGAGGTGGGCGTGGAAGGCGGCGGGGCGGCAGGCCGCAGATGATCTAATGCCGTGTTTCTTTGGCACGTGTGAGCACGAGGACGCGGAGAATGGTGCCGCGTGCGAGACCTTCATGCGTGAGCGGATTGACGTGGCGGTGGCGGTGGCCCTCACAGAGATCGAGGGCTATCTGCGCTATTGCCCGCCGCTGAAGTGTCCGCGCTGTGCCACGCTCACGCAGGAGGACGAGCGGCGACGGTGCACGTGCATCCCGACGTGCCAAACCCGGCATGATAGCTGGCAGAAGGCGCTGGAGGCGTGCACGCGGCCCGCGCCGGGACGGAGGGAGGGATGAGTGAACCGAGCCGGCAGGCCTTCGACATGATCGCGGCGTGTGAGGCCGCCCATTTCGGTGAGGGTCTCTGCGCCGAATGCGTGGACGCTCTCTTGGGCAAGAGCATAGCGGCTCAGACCAAGGCCACGCTGCACGGCGCTGGCTTCAAGGAGATGAATCGACAGAACGATGAATTGCGGGCGGCCCTGGCGCAGGCCGAGCAAGAGATTCCACGGCTGTCTGAGCAGAATCGCCAACTCGGTCTGGAACTGTTTGAGGCTCAGCAGCTTCGCAAGCAGGCCGAGCGGGAACGAGACCTAGCGAAGCGATTGGTGAATCGGTTGCCACTCTGCCCAGACCATCGCGACAAGTTCCAGCCTGAGCAATGTCAGGCGTGCCGCGCTGAGCAGGCCGAGCAGGCGGTGGCTAATGAGCGTAAAGACTCTGAGGATGCGCTGACTGAGCGCGATGCCTTCCAAGCCGAAAATCACCGCCTGCTAGTGGAGACAATGGAGTTGCGCACCCGCCTCGCGGAGGCCAAGCAGCGTGGGCGGGCCGCCGACGCGTACGACGCTGTGTATCGCCGGTTGATGGAGAGTAGTGCGCATGGCCGTCTGGACAGTGACGTGTGGTACGCCCTCACGAAGGCCCACGATATGCTAGATGCGCTCCAGCCCCCCCTCAAGAACTCCGCCCGCCACCGGGCTGCTCAGCCTTGAAAGGAAAGGAGGTGAGTCGTATGGAATGGCTCTGGGATATCATCCTCACGATCATTGATCTCGTGAAGTGAGGCACTCCTCGTGACAAAAATTTTCACTTGCATTACCTCTCGAACATGTTGTATAATAGAAGTACAATGAAGTTCACACGGTGCTCACAGCCAGCCGCAGAGCGGCAAGGAGGAAGAGTATGAGCCCTGAGATGAAGGACGTAACATGCATCCTGTGCGAGGAAGTGAAGGACAAGAACGAGCTTGAAAGGTATGATGGGATGTGCTTCGACTGTGCACAAGCCATGCAGGAGGCGGACGAGAAGGTCGACGCACGCGAGCCGTCAGGCGACGCCGAAGGTGCTGACGACCCCGAGCTCCGCAAGACGGTTGACGCGTACCGCAAGCGTCAGGAGTACATGAAGGAGTACAACTCCCGCCCGGACATCATCGAGCGGCGCAAGGCGTACATGAAGGGTCGTCAGGAGAAGATCAAGATGCTCCTCCGTAAGGCGAAGGACGCGGGCCTGCTGGAGGACAAGGCATGAGAGCTCTACGTATCATCAAGGCTGGAAAGGGCACCCCAGCATTTCTCGTCACGTCCCCAGGCACGGTGTACCATGTACTCATCACGGGGCGTATCAACATGAATGGTGTCGAACAGCACCTCTTCACGATCGCTCGGATAGTCGACACTCTGCACGTGAAGAAAGCCAAGAGGAAGGCGTCATGAAGATCATCACACTGAAAGTCCACTGCGGATGTGGTTTCGTTGCTGACAACCTCCACGATGGTCTCGACCACAGCGTGGAGACTCAACATCAGCTCGGTGTGCACGGCTCGATTGACATCAAGAGGGAGGCGCCTGATGAAGTCAAGGAACAAGATATCGACAGAGCTTCTCAACATTCAACGAGCACAGGTAGGGAGTGAAGATGACATTCTCCTCACGACAGTCGAAGGCACTCTCGCATGGGTTCTCTCAGATGCCAGTAAAACCCTTCCAGACACTGTAAGGAGCATCATCAATGCCAAGAAACAAGCTCGTGGGAATGACACGCAACCTCCAACAAGAGAACAACACACTCCGGCGGGAGTGCATGAGACTGGCGTGCAAGAATCTCCACCTGGAGAGGGAGCTCATTGAACACCAACTTGTCCTCTATCGCACGGAAGATGAGCTCCGCGAACTAGCCGAGCTTTTCAAATGAAAGGTTGACAACCAGTGCGCAACCCGATATACTGTGGGTATGATCATGAAGGCAAGTCGTACTGAGCTCCTTGGAAAAGCACTCGATGCCAAGGTCCTGGAAGACCAGGGCTATCGAGGCCTTCTCCACAACACAGAACATGGATACATGAGGTACCACACAGCCAACGGCCTCCAGCGTGTGACGAAGGCTGGGCGCCAGTGGCGTGTGAAAGAAACCATCCTCACGTCCGAGGATGTGGATGGCTTTCTCCGTGAGGTAGGACTCCTCGGAACGGCCACAAGCAAGTCCATTCTCCAGCAACTCCACGACTGCATAGGAGGTGAAATGCATGAAGTGTTCGCTTCCGGAGGAGGAGTCATACGCACCTCAGATGGACTCTTCATCCGGTATTCGCCAATCACGGGTCTTGATGTCGTCGAACTCAGTCTGACGAAGTGGGTACGACGAATCAAGATCCTCCGCAGTGCACAACTCATAGAGCTCATCCGAGAGGGTGAGTGGGAGAAAGTCGGAAATGTCTACCGAGACCACGTTCGAACCCACCATCGAGGAAGTGCGGGCAGCAGTCGAGAAGCTGAAGGCTCAGAAGGAGAAGCGCAACGAGTACCAGAAGAAGCGCAACGAGCTGATGAAGACGGACCCCGAGGCAGCGGAGAAGATGAAGACCGCTCGCCAGAAGTACAACCAGGGTGAGCAGGCCAAGGCTCGTCGCAAGGCGTACTACGAGAAGAACAAGGACAAGATCTACGAGTCCCACAAGCGGTATCACGCGCGGCAGAAGGCTCTGCTCGAGAAGGCGAAGGAGCTCGGCCTGCTCGAAGACAACAAGGTAGCCTGAAGAAAAGGGGAGGCGCCTATACGGGCCTCCTTTCTTCGGCTTTCTGGTGGCACGTGGAATTCAAAACACCGAAAGGAGAGACATGAGTTCAGACAAGCGAACAGTCGTACTCGTAAGTGGAGGTCTTGACAGCTGCACCGCCCTCGCGTACTGCCGGTGGTACGACTTCGATGTGGTGAAGACCGTCCACTTCCAGTACGGCCAGAGTCATGCAAAGGAGCTCGCGCACGCTCAGGTGATTTGCGAAGCACTTGGCATGCCCACTCCTGTTGTCCTCAAGCTTAACTTTGAACATCTTCGGGGTTCTTCTGCTCTCCTCCCTCTCCAGGCATTCAGTCAGGAGGAGGCGGCTGGCACAGTCACTGATCAGGTTGGAGAGAAGGTATCGAATACGTACGTTCCTGGCAGGAACATCGTGATGCTCGCGATGCTGGGAGGCATTGCAGACGCAGAGCGTGTATACTACATCACTGGTGGGTGGAACGCAGTCGACTACTCTGGGTACCCTGACTGCAGGCCAGACTTCTTGAATGCGATGGCCACTGCTCTCAGGCTTGGTCTCCGCTTTCCTGTTTCGATCAACGCTCCTCTCGTCCATCTCACGAAGGCTGACGTGATCAGGCTTGCGAAGAAGATCAACGCCCCACTCGAGCTCACGTGGTCCTGCTACAAGGGTGACGAAAAGCCATGCATGGAATGCCCGTCGTGCAAGGTGAGACAGGCTGGCTTCGAGGAGGTTGGCATTGCCGATCCAGCTCTCGGCTCTTAGCCAAGCTTTGGTAGATACGGCCACAAAGCTTCTTACTCAGCTCATGTTCGACGGTGACATCAAGAGCCTACGCAGCCCGACGTTCACGAACGGAGAGGTTCACGCGTACAAGGTGGGACAGAACATCATACGTGTGGACGTGAAGCTACATGGACCAACTCCTCCTCAGTCATAGCGGTAGGCAAACATTCCAGCAGTGCCACAAGAAGTTCTACTGGACGACTCTCGAGCGCCTGGAGCCAGGCAAGGAGCCCGCTCCCTTCAAGCGTGGACGCCTTGGTCATGCCCTCGTGGACGAGTGGCTACGTGACAAGAGTAGGGCTGTTGAACTCGTTGAGCGTGCAGAGCAGGAGACGGAGTTTGCCCTACGAGATGCGCTTCGTGAGTACTTCATCAAGAACGCCGAGGAGCCAATCAAGTACAAGAAAGGTATCAGTGCGTTCAAAATCCCCCTCGGCACAATCATCTCCACAAGCGGGCGTCTCAAGATGCCAACGTTCTTCGTAGGAGAGCTGGATGGATACGTAGAGTATGACGGCAAAGAGTGGGTCATTGAGAGGAAGTTCACAACCCAGATACCTTCTGACCTTGTGGGACGCTTCCAGCTTGACGATCAGGTTCGTGGGTACACTTGGGCTGCACGGCGACAGGGACTACATCCTGTGGGTGCGCTTGTCGACATCGTACGGTGTACTAAGAATCCCGCGCTCGTCAGGGATTTCGTCGTTCTTGACGAGTCTGAACTGAACCGCTTCCATGACGAGCTCCTTCAGGTCGCACAGGAAATCGTGGACAGCATCGACCAAAACCGTTGGCCTCTTAGCCCACACTCCTGCTTCAACTGGGGAACGTGCCCATACCGTCTACTCTGCTTGAACCCCGACAGGGCAGCGATGGCGGAAGGCATGGGGTACGTACGGAAGGACAAACTTCATGAGGAGGAAGTCGTTGCGCGAATCAAGTGACACCACCAAGCAGTACATAGGGGACGCCGTCTACGCTGAGTTGGAGGGCGGTATGCTCAAGCTCACGACGGAAGACGGAATCGAATCAACCAACACCATCTATCTTGAGCCCGAGGTCTTCTATCGTCTCATGGAGTACGCTCGTCACCAAGGGTGGCAGTGGGAGGAGGTTAAATGAGTCCGCAACCACCTCTCGTGGGCCTCACGGAGATGTCTTCCATCTCATACTCGAACGTCAGCTCCGTTCTTGTGTATGGCCCAGCCGGTGTGGGAAAGACGAGTCTGGTGTTCAGCTTCCCCGCTCAGAAGAGGTTCGTCTTCGACTTCGAAGCCGGCCTTAAAGTGGTGAAGCATGTACCGGCAAGCGTGTTTCGTGTGACGAACTACACAGATCTCTTCCGTGGCATTCAGTGGATCGAGCAGGACACAGAACACGACGTGGTGATCGTCGACAGTCTCACAGAGCTCGGTCGCGTCATGATGCTTGGTGCCATGCAACTCCCAGGCAATCGCACACTGCCTGAGCTTCCTGCTTTGCAGGACTGGACGCTCACAATCGAACGCCTACGAAACACAGTCAGGCGCATCCGTCTTCTCATTCAAAAGGGCAAGTGGGTGTTCTTCACAGCTGCAAGCTCGTATGAGAAAGACTCCACGAGCGGAAGGATTGTAGGACGCCCTGAAGTACCTGGTAAGCAACTCCCAGACGAGATCCCGTACCTCATGGACGAGGTGTACAGGATGGACGCAGAGAGCACACCTCAGGGACCGGCCCGCGTTCTGTGGACCCAACCTGATTCCATCTGGACAGCGAAGACGCGCGTACGGAATGCGCCCGCGAAGATCGTTGTGCAGAAGGAAGATCCCAAAACCCTAGCATTCCTGAAAGGCTGAAAGCCATGCCCCTCATCAACGTCGATCTCACGAACATCCCGGACCCGGAGTCCCTTCCCGAAGGGCAGTACCTCTGTCGGATCGAGAAGATCGAGGAGAAGACGAGCAAGGCAGGCAACAAGTACCTCGATGTGTCGTACAACGTTGAGGAGCCGGCCGAGTACAACGGACGAAAGATCCTCTTCGACAACCTCACACTCACGGAGAAGGCTCTCTGGCGTGTCCGTGACTGGGTGAATGCCGCAGGCATCTTCCCTGGTCCGGACGGATTCAAGACGGAGGAGATGATCGGTGCGTTCCTTCGAGTGACGCTCATCAAGGAACCCCAGATGCAGAATCAGCTGAACCAGGCGAGTGGCACCACTCAGCTCGTGCCGAAGGTGGACTCGAAAGGACAGCAGATGTTCCGGAACAAGGTCGTCGGGTACGCTCAGCGGTAGGCGCCCAATGTGCAAGGCCGCCACTGCACCCTATGCACACACTGTAAGGTAAAGAGCGGGATTCTTGTCTGGTGTGAACAGGGTGTCTGGATGCGAGCGAATGGAGAACCCAAATTCTACCTACTCCGGGGGGTCGAGAACAACCGATCCCTCGGAGCACTCGCATCCAGATGTCCATACTACGATGGGGAGGAGACATGTGAAACTGACGAAGAGGATCACGTTTGAAGCCGCTCACCGTCTCGAAGACTGGACATGGAGTAAGTGTCACAACCTTCATGGACACACGTGGCACGTTGAAGTCACGTATGAAGGCGCCATGAAGGCTGACGGAGCTATCATCGACTTCAGCGTAGTAGGAGAGATGCTACGTAAGATGGTGTTCGACTCACTTGATCACCAGTACATCAACGATGTCCTAGGTATTCGCAACGCGACAAGTGAGCAGCTTGCAATGTGGATCTGGACCCGTATCATAGGTCACGTGCCTGTGGATCTCAAACGCGTCCGCGTGCAGGAGACTGAGACCTGCTGGGTGGACTATGAAGGAGACTGAGCGTGCAGATCATCCTCAAGGACGGAACACAGAAGTTCGCATGCGAGGTGGAGACACTCATCCTGTGTATCCTCGACGAGATGCCGAGCGAGGCTCGGAACCGCGTGCTGCTCAAGGCAGTGGAAAACGCAAAGCGCACGCCAATGATCGAGCTCACAGTAAGCAGGATCATCAATCCGAACGGAGGATAGCTGTCAACGAGATCTTCACGAGCCTGCAAGGTGAGGGCACATACTCAGGCACACCTATGACGTTCATACGCATGGCTGGTTGCAACCTCGCGTGTGTGTGGTGTGATCAGCCTGACACCATTCATGAGGGGTACGAGGATTTACATGGACGTGTGTGGAACCTCTCGTTCAAGAAGATGTCAGTCGCGGACATCATGGAAGCCGTTCCAGTCTCAGTCGAGCGTGTATGCCTCACTGGAGGAGAGCCCTGCGCTCATAAGCTCAGCGAGCTCGTAGGTGTCCTTCACACCATGCTCCATAAGGTTCACGTCGAAAGCAATGGCACTCTCCACCCTGACTGGCTAGACTGGGTGGACCACCTCGTCGTGAGTCCTAAGAGAGAAAAGGAGGTGCCAGTCTCCGTCCTTCGCAAGGCAGCTGAGCTGAAGTTCATCGTCGACGAGACTTTCAAGATCGAGGAGGCCCTACGGTATGCACGAGACTTCGTAGGTCCAGTCTACCTCTCACCAGTGAACTTCCAGACAAACCTCGATAAGGTGTCCGTCAAGAGAGCGGTTGCGATGGTGCTCAAGCACCCGCAGTTCAGACTCACCATGCAACTCCACAAGATCCTCGACATCAAATAGGAGCCATAACCATGGACAAGCAAATTCCTCTCGAGTGCGGTGGTTGTGGAACGGAGATGGGCACGATCACTGTTGACACGAAGCACGAGGCGGTCATCGAGTCGGCAGACACAAAGTGCATGGACTGTGCGGAAGCCGACGCCGAGGACGACGAGTAGTGCAGGCGAAACTCGTCCAGCTCGGCGTCCTCAGTATTCTTGAGGGCCTCGACGTTGACATACGGCATCCAGACTTCAAAGACACCCCCGCACGTGTCTGGAGAATGTTCAAGGAAGTCCTCTCCCCTCCACGTGTGAAGTGGAGTTCCTTTCCACATGATGGGTATGATGGGATGATCATTCACGACTCCCATCATGTATGGGGCTTCTGTCCACACCACCTTCTCCCAGTCGAGATGAGGGTCGCAGTGGCGTACATACCCAAGGCGAAAGGGTACGTACCGGGCCTCTCGAAGATCCCACGATTGGTCGAGACAAAGTGCAGACGGCTTGTGATCCAAGAACGCGTGAGCACAGACATCGTCCTGGACCTCATGAAGAGGTACAAGCTGCTTGGAGCTGCGTGTTTCATCCGCGGACGACACCTATGCATGTCCATGCGTGGTGTGAAGACAGATGGTACTGTCACGACGTCATGCTTGAAGGGAGTCTTTCTCACGAAACCCGAAGCCAGGGCTGAGTTCTTCGCCCTTGTGAGGAACCATGAATGAATGGGAAGTCCAACAGCTCCGTGACGTTGCAGCTGAACTCAGACGAGTCGCATCTGCTGTTAGAGGCACTCGACTACCGGGCGGAGACGTACGCGCAGATGTACCTCGCCTCCGGACGGCAGAAGAACGCGTTACCGAATACGCTCGAGACCTTAGAGGTCAAAGTCTCGACCTACGAGGCCCTACTGGACAGGATACTCAAGGAAGTCCCCGAGGAGTGGGTCCCGAAAAGTCTCCCACTCATGATGCAGCGAAGGCGAATGCTCCTCACTCAGACCACTACAAAGGGACCTCGGTCGAACCCATAGATCTCATCGAGGCGTGGGGTCTTCCCTTCCATCTCGCGAACGTCGTCAAGTATGTGTGTCGCTCGCAGGGGCCCGTCACCAACGACTATGCGACCAAGAGCCTTGAGAAGGCTCAATGGTACCTCAACCGGTTTATCAGTGAACGCAAGCGTCTGCGAGTGTAAGGCCAACAACTGGCCTGGCACAACTCACGTCCACGGTGTGGGGCCTAACAAGCCCCGCATCATGGTCGTGGGCGAAGCGCCAGGTGCAGAGGAGGATCAAAGTGGCACACCATTCTCAGGAGGAGCTGGACGGATACTCGATTCGTGGTTCGCGCGGGTGGGTATTCAACGTGTCTCCTGCTTTGTTGACAACGTGGTCTCCCACAGACCGCCTGGGAACGAAATTAGTAAAGCTACTCTTGGACCAACCGCACTGCATGATCTGTCGAGAAGGATACGGAAGGTGGACCCTAATCTGGTCCTGCTCCTCGGTAACACACCCCTCCAACTCTTCGTTGATGGTACTATCGGAGATTGGAGAGGTTCCCATTTTCCAATCGTGGTGGAAGACACTACTTATCAGGCTTTCGCTACGTATCATCCTGCGTTCATAATGAGACAACGCCGTATGTGGGACGTCGTCCTTCACGACCTCTCGCGTGCACGGGAACTTAGTAGGACACCAGGCTATCACGAAGTGCCTGTCGAGTACATCACCCATCCACGAGTGGGGGAGGTCCGTGACTTTGTTCTCGAGGCCTGCGAGGCAGACTACGCTGCAGTGGATATCGAAACCGACTACAGCTTCGCTGCCATTGACCTCGTGGGCATAGCATATCGTGAGCGGCACGCGATGTCCATCCCTACCATAGAGCCTGAGTACCTCCACTGGCTCTTCACATTCCTCAGGAAGGCGAAAGGAATCGTGACTCATGACTCCATCTTTGACGCGTACCATATGCGACGCTTTGGATTTCCTTGTCCAAGCCCTCTCCACAATACCCTCCTGTACTCACATCTCCTATATCCACACCTGCCTCACGATCTGGGTTTCCTAGCATCCATTTACAGCCCGTATCCCTTCTACAAGGACCAGATAGGTGTGAGGAAGGAGTGGTATAATTGTCGGGATGTGGATGTCACACTCATCACTCTCAACAAGCAGCTCGTCGAGCTAAAGGAGCTCGGCTACCTATGAACACCAAACAGGAATTCGCATGGTTAGGCATCCTATGATCCTCCACTACCGCAAGACGCGGAAGGGTGAGTGGTATTGGATCGTGATCGCTGCAAACAACGAACCTCTTGCACGCAGTTCAGAATCCTATAAGGAGCTTCGTGATGCCCGACGCTGTTGGGAACTCATCCGAGGAAGGCTCACAGCCACAATCGAACATGCTCCCACCAGAGCTGACGTACGAGTGCCCCGCGTGCGGAAACATGCGGCACCCAGAGCACACAAAGATCTGCCGAGTGCATAAGAGGGAAGAGTGTCAGTGGTGTGTACGTGAGCACACGATGGACATGACATGAAGCTCGCTGAGATCGTCATGCGTGCAAGCGAAGCCGTTCTCCACATGAAGGAGAGAGGCATGCTCGTGGACTCCAAGCACATGACGAACATGTACCTCTCGAAGATCCAAGAAGCTCAACAGCTCGAGAAGACCCTTCAAGCATACGTAGGGAATCCTTCCTTCAATCCACGGAGTAAGGATCACGTACCCGCTCTCCTGTATGGTGACTTTGGCCTGGAGCCTCAGTATAGAAGGCGGAAGGTCAAGGGCGGTGGCTACAAGCGGACTCTCACTGGAGATGATGAGGCAATCATGAAGGTCTGTGGTATCAATGAGGACCCAACCACCCATGAATTCAGTAGACGAACTGGAACTGATCCCACGATTTACAAAATTGGGGCGACAATCCTTGAATGCCGACGAGCCGGCAAACTGGCAAGTACCTACTTCGGACTTTCCCTTGATGATCATAGTCGTTATCACCCGGAGTGGAAGATGCACGGTACAGAGACCGGAAGGTACTCCTGTCACGTTCATACTTACCCCCCAGGAAAAGCGAGGTCTATCTTTATCGCTCCGCCTGGGCATCGTCTCGTGGTAGCGGACCTCAGCCAGATCGAGCTTCGCATCATGTGGCACCTCTCACAGGATCCAGTCGGACTCTCAATCATGGAAAGGGGAGGAGATGCCCACAGGGAAACGGCCGCGGAGATCTTTGGTAAAGCACCGAGCGATGTCAATGGTGAGGAGAGGTTCCAGGCGAAGTTCATCAACTTTGGCCTTCCCTACGGAAGAGGCCCTGAGAGCATGGCTGACCAACACACTACCATCTCTCTTGACACTGCCAGGAGTATCTTTGATAGGCACCATCATCGCTTTTCGCGACTATGGGAGTGGATGGCGATTAACAATCTCTTCTCCCAGAAGAATAAGTACATCGCTAATCCCTTTGGCAGACGCCGTTATTTCATCGAACAGTCAGACTCCGAGCGAGAGCGTCAGACTCAGAACATGATCCCACAGAGCACCGCCCACGACCTCCTAATGCAGGCGCATGTTGATATTCACGACAATGCAAAGGGTGTCTTTCCTGTCTTCGATCACCACGATGCTCTCGGTATCGAGGTGCCTGAGAAAGATCTCAATGGATATGCTGAGCTGATTCGCACGGCTTTCGAGCGCGAACGCCTTCCTGGTCTCCGCACGCCTTGCGAGATCAAGATCATGCAGAACTGGGGGGAGGCGAAGCGCTGAAGGTACCTGCCAGGCTTGATGAGCCCGCCAAGCGGCGGTGTAGGCTGATCATCATTGGAAGGTGGCGCGAGGCGCTCAAAAAGAACGACGCGTGGGTTGATGAGATCCTCCACCACATGGAAGAACAACTCTCACTAGACAGGAGCGCGAAGCATGGGAATGAAGTGCAGCTTCGAAATCCCAACCGCACACGTCAAGGTTCTCAAGGAGCATCAAGAGTATGATTTCACTCTCGCTCACATGTGGTTGTCGAGTGAGCCTTACCGAGTCGCTTACGGGCCTGGGAGTGTCATGGATAATGGCATGTTCGAGCTTGGAACACCTCTTGAAATACCCGAGCTCTCTCGCGCAGTTCGACTCGCTCGCCCTTCTGTTGTTATCGCACCTGACTACAAGGGGGACGCTACTCGTACTCGAAACGCGTGGAAGGACGCGTCCGCAAAGTTTGACTGCGAGGTTGCCGGCGTCATTCAAGGTGCCAACGTCCAAGAGATGGTCGACCTCTTTCAGTGGTATCGAAACCAAGCCTGTGAGATCATCTGCTTCCCGTTCCGTACGCCGCGCGTCGAAGTCCTCAAGATGATCGCGGCACGTGGGTGGTTTGATGGAGACACAACATGGTATCACTTCCTGGGGCTCAATAGTATGGAAGAGCTTCATACTCTCAAGTCCTTCCACCTTCAGCATTCGAGTGTCGACACGAGTAAGCCGATCAAGGCAGCCATCTTTCAGAAGGACATCCATTCGGATCTCAAAGCCCTCGGACGCATTGACCTTGAGGCGACGTACGACACTGAGACCGTGGAGAAGATGCGGTTCAATATGGATAGGTTCCGTGAGGAAGCTCAAGCGAGTTGAGCGTGTCGATAGGATTGGAAAGCGCATCCTCGATGGGAACAAGCTTACGCTTATCAACAGGACGAACAACACAACCTATATACTCACCGACGAGCAGGCAGAGCGTTGGTACTGGTATATAACGACAGGAGTGCTCATTGAGCGACGACCTTCCACATGAACCCTTCATGGACATCGCACCAAAGAAAGGTTGGTTGGATGCCTATCTCAAATACACGTCGTGGAGTGAAGCGCCAGCGGCGTTCCACTTCTTCACGGGAGCTGCAGTACTGGGAACTACTATGTCTCGTCGAGCGTGGTTCACGAAAGGGTACTACAAAGTCTACCCCAACCATCAAATCATTCTCGTTGCGCCCACTGGGAAGTGCCGCAAGACGAGTGCCCTCAACTTGGGCCTCGGGCTCCTTAGAGAACTCGAAGGTGTCAATGTCATCGCTGATAAGATCACGCCTGAAGCCCTCGCAGCTGAGCTGGGTCAGGTTACTCTTGGCGACAAAGCCCTCATCCAAACGAAAGCTGCAGAGGGTGTCATCTATGCTCCCGAACTTGCAGTTTTCCTCGGGAAGCAGAAGTACAACGAGGGCCTCATCACTCTCCTCACTGCCCTCTTCGACAATCCAGAGAAGTGGGAGATCAGCACGAAGGGAGGAGGGAAGCAGACGATTGAGAAGGTCTGTCTCACGTTCCTCGGAGCCAGTACTCCAGATTGGCTCGTGTCAGCAATCCCCCAGGACGCCTTCGGTGGTGGCTTTATGTCGCGCCTTCTCTTCGTCGTCCAAGAGGACACGCCTCGCTGCTTTCCTATCCCAGATGTCAAGGAAAAGCCCAAGCACCTCATCGACTGGCTCCGCGCCCTCAAGAAGCAAGAGGTTGGTGAAATAGGATTCCGCACGGACGACGACAAACAATGGTACCAGATGTGGTACACGGCAGGAAAGAAGAACATCCCTGAAGACGAGAAGATGGCTGGGTACCACGAACGCAAGCCGGACCACCTCCTGCGCCTTGCGATGGTGCTCGCTGTCAGTGAGGAGCGTGTGCGCATCACACGTGAGGACATGATCACGTCAAACAAGCTCCTCAACTTCCTCGAGGAGAGTATGCTCACAAACTTCAAGTGGCTTGGGAGTAAGCCGGTTGGCGTGGATCAGGGACGTATTCTCACTGTCCTTCGAGCGAACGGTGGGACTATGCGGAGCGGAGACCTTCTACGGAAGCTCGTGTTCTACATGAATGGAATGCAGTTTCGTCAAGCGATCGAGACGCTCATGCATGCAGGTCTCATACTTGAGCGTCCCGATCACAAGACGGGTCAGCACACGTACGTGCTCATTGAGCAAACTCCTCCTCAGAAGGGAGGACGTGGTCCGACGACTCCTCGTCCATCAGAACCCTCTCCCGAGGAGGAAGGATGATCACGCGGGCTGCGTAGGTCCCGGCGTCGCGATGGCGTTCGCGATGTTATTCGCTTCCGCCTCCATGGCGTCCACTTCCGTGCTCAGTACGGCGAGCTCCTCAGCGGTCGCGCCAGCAGCCAGGGCTGCTTCGATGCCCGCACGAAGGCGAGCTGCCTCTCCCTGAATGAACAGCAGGGCGGACTGTAGCACTCCCCGAACTCTCTTTACCTGCTCGATGTCCTCAGCTAGGGTTGCGTTGGGCACGTGTGTCTCTCCCTCATTGGTTGGTGATATGTGGACAGTAACGCCTGATGCCAACACTTTGATAGGCATCAGGAGCTCTGCTTCTCTTGTTGAGCCTTCAGCGCCTCAGCATCCTTCATAGCTCCAGCAATCTCACTCGACAGGCGATCGTGCTTCTCAAGTACGTCGGCAATCCTCTTGAGGAGCTCCATCTCTTGCGAGCCGAGGGAGTGCTCCACAAACACATGGAGCTCTCGTATGATTCTCACTCTGTGACGTCCTTGAACTTGTACGCAGCTACGGCCTGCCCCACCTCACTGATCTCGCCTGCCAGACGCTCTACATACGCCTTCTTCTCCGCCTCTGAGAGGTCCTTGTTCTTCCGGATGTCGTCCAGCATGGCTGGGATGCCCTTCAGAGCGCCAATCACAATCCCCATCGCTACATCCGTCATCATTGTGTGCTCCTATACTGCGCGGCTGCAAGCGCAAAGCGCGCAAGCTCAGCCATGAGGTGTGCCAGGGCGTCCGTACTCGCCTTCTCAAGGACGACGTCGTTCGATGCACGTGCGGTGTTCCAGAGTCTCTCTGCGACTGGATACGCGTCCTGATACTTCTTCCCCACCACCTTCCACTCGTTGTACTGCTTGGCTGTGATCTTCTTCTGGTCGTAGAGTGTATCGTACAACTTTGCAGTCTCGAGGAATGTCAGACCCGACTGCTTGATAGTCTGACCAGTCACCACAAAAGGGGTCGTGCTTGCGCAGGCAACCATCACGAGCGCGAGCAAGACTGCTGCCGGGAACCTCAACATACGACGCATGTCACAACCTCCCTGTCAAGACGAGAATGATGAGGATGAGGAGGATCAGGCCCACACCCCCAGATGGATATGGACCCCACCCGGCGCTATACGGCCACATTGGAAGGGCACCCAGCAAAACCAACACGAGAAGGATGATGATAATATTCATCATCACGCCTTGATCGGCCAGCCGAAGACTTGGATACCGAGGAGTAGGAACAGGATAAACAGCCACAGCGTGTTTGCGAGCGGGCTCCACGAAGGTCCTGGACCGGGTTGAAAATTCTGCCAGAGACCAAACAGCACCCAGAGGATCATGAGTAACCAAAAGATAAACCCGATGGTCATGTGCTCTCCTATCCTGTCTTGAGTTGTGCTGCTAGACGCACCGCGCGAGCGCCCGTTTGCTTCGCGTAGTCGCTGTCAAGGAGTTCCGCTGAAGCAGTGTTCCAGTCCCCCTTTTGTGCCGCAGCAAGCATCTTCGTGAACGTACGCAGGCCTCCGACCCCCATATTGAACGTGAGGTTCACGAAGACCACGTACCTATTCGCTGAGATGCTCGTCACCCACGGGAACGCACGCAGGAGTGCCACTTCCGCTTGCGCAATGTCGATGTCCAAGAGTGCCTCACACAAACTGAGTGGGAGAGGGTTCTTCATAAGGTGGCCGTATCCAACCGTCCAGTTCCCACGTGTGTCCTGGTAAGGTACCTGCCTGAGGCCTTCGTCCTCCTTCAGTTGCTCTCGTGGCGTCATGGCACCTTGAATGGCGAGGGCTCGGGTGGAAGATCAACACTCTTTGGTGTGACTTCCTTCTTGGTCGTTGGAAGAGGGATTGTCTCCTCCGCCAGGACATTCTCGAGTGTGCGTGCTGTCTGTTCAGCATTCACAGCTGCCACCTTGGAGTTCACGACTGCAAGCCGTTGTCCTTGCATCACACGTGCCTGTGCAGCAGCGACAGTGAAGATTGCTATGTTGAAGAGGATCTTCTCTATCCTCCACGCTATATCCCCACTGAGGAGGCCGAGCTCATACAGCTGGTCCACAATGAGAAGCACGACACCTACAACATACGTCTTCTTCTCATAGAACCATTTCACAGCTTCGATGGGATCACTCTTGAGTCCACCCTTGAACACAATGAGAAGGACAAGAGTCAGGAAGATCCCACCAAGAGCCCAGAGCTGCCACTTTTCTAAGATCAAGGCCTCACCCGGTCAAGAGAACCACACCACATAGACCATGACGTACTCTGTGGTGTCAGAGCCGCCTCACGAAAGGCGTCACGCGCTTCGGCAGTTAAGCTCACGATGCAACGTGTGTGTCTCGCGATCTCAAGGGCCTCGATATGGTAACTTGTTGCTGTACGCAGATTGTGCACGATGGTACTGACCGCATACACACTGAAGGCGAACATCGCGAGACACCAGATTAGAATGAACACGTCTCGCCAGTTCATCGACGCCTTTCATACGGCTCAGGCTGCCTAGAAGGGCGTCCAAAGAGGTACTCTTGAAACCACGAGTCTGTACGCTTGAGTCCCTCGATATCTCGCCGACACTCCGCACAACAAGCCTCGTTTGCAGTCATACGCTCCCCCCTGTTTTGCTGTGTTTGGTCGAAGCGATCCTGTCTAGCGTCAATCCTCCGAATGTCCGACCAAAGCATGGTACCGGCGGCAGCCAGCACAAGCCAAAGAAGAGCGAGGATGATCTCGAACAGATGACTCTTGCTGGTGTCATTCGGCACTAGACCTTGCCCTTTGAGGCGTTCATTCTCCTCCTTGAGCTCCTTCTCCTTGTCTCGCCAGTGCTGGCTCGTGAGGTCATAGAGTTCCTTCGACCTCCACCGCGAATCCTCTGGCACTCAACTAGGCCTCCCTATGGGTTGTAGCCGGTTTCGAGTCTTTCACTAGGTTTCATTACTCTTGGTCATAAATGCACGCGCCTCAGGATCATCGGGGAACTTACGGAGAATGAAGTCACTCATCAGCTTGTTGAGATCTATTGCGCGCGTGAGCCTGCTATTCACAAGATCATGGATCACGTCGAGCCTTTGAGACGAGTCTTGAGTATTCTTCTCAAGGACAGTCTTAACTTCCACAACCTTGTCCGCCGTCTGCCGAGCTCGATCGGCTTGCCTACCGTCAAGAACCTTCAGCATGACGGGTGTGACGATGGCTCCAAGTGCTGTGACGAAGACAGCTCCTTCAGTGAAGTTCACGGTGTGTATCCAGTCTCCTGTTGGACGCCTATTCTCATGCCTTGAGATCCGAAGCGGTCAACCGCCTTCAGTTGACCTCTTTGCGCCCAGTTCACGACGTCCTCACCTGTCAACGCCAGACCTGGTCCGTACTCTCCCCACTCTTCATTGAATGCATCTATCTTACTTGTGTCACCTTCGAGCGCCGCCTTCAAAGCCTGCTTTCTCTGCTCATCCATGATGGCTTGGTTCTGGATGATCATGCGAGCGATGTTGCGTTCCTGATAAGTACGTCCACTCTCAATTCCAAACAGGCGCATGAACTCGCCGAACGGCGTGCTCTCGTACATCGCCTGTCCATACTTATTGATCGAGAACCCCCGTTGCATGTTCCCATCCACCCACCCTGACTCTGTGAGTCCTGGACGCCCCGCGACCTCAACGAGCTTCTGAGAATATCGTAGGCCAGGCACCCCAAGCATGTGAATGAAGTTCTTCCACATCTGATCCCAATCACGTCCTGAGATGGGATCTCTCCCCAGGACCATATTGTACATGGTCATGAGAGGCTGAAGGGTGATGCTTGCGAGTCGTGGGAACAGGCTCTGAGGGCTGAAGGCGTTCTCGAGATTGATCAGGCCACTCTTCTGCGCCAGGATAGGTCCTGAGAGGAAAAGGCCTGTGACTGCAGCGTACCTCGTGAATCTAGCCTTCCCTTCCCCACCTCCAGACGTGATCATGTCGTAGGCAGCTGAGCCCATACCATTCGTCAGGAACTGAAGGGTCTTGACGGGGTAGGATACGAAGAGTGTCGAGGCCTTTGCGAGCGGTCCCTGGAACCATGGATTCTGGAACTCAGGACCGTATGAGTACTGTGTTTTCGAGACAAACTTGATCCCCTCGACCTGCGCGGCTGTGAGCTTGAGATTGTTCACGACCTGAGAGGCTCTCTTCGTGCCGATCAGGAGTGCAGTCTGAGCATCAAGCCCTTGTGCAAGAGCGGTGTCGAGTCCAGCCATAAGGGCGATTCCACGGTTGACATTCTCAGCGAGGTGCATGGGACTCATGGAGTACTCGTTGAGCTTCTCTCCAATCTGCTTGATCTTGCCCTTCGGCAGCCCCCACTGGTGTTCAAGCTCAGCACCCGTCTTATGCATAGTGTGCCAAGCAAACTCTTCCATGATGTTCACATCGCCAGGAATAGCTTTCTTCATCGCTGCACGCTCTGAACTCGTGAGTCTCGCAAGGATACCACTCGTTACTCGTCCACTCTCAGCCCACGTGTTGATACTCTGCGTGAGGTTCAGAGTCATGGTATCCAGAGCGAAGCCAAGGGTTGAGCGATACACATTCCGCCCAACAGCTTTCGCGAGGCGATCAAGAACGTCCGGCTTCGCAAGCATCTTACCCCTGTACTCCTCGACGCGCGCAATCTGGTCGTCAAGCGCACGTGAGATTCCAGAGCGCTCAGCACCACCCCTGACATGGTCCCACCACTGATGGAGGTAGGCTTTCGTCGTCATGCCTGTGATCCCACCAGGCAAGGTGTCCCACATGGGCTTCCACTTCGCCTCCCATGGCTTGGTATACATCTCGTCAAGGACGACTGGAAGGATGTTCTTGAAAGTCGTCTTCATGCTCTCAACGAGGTTCCCATTCCCAGTCATCGAGAACCTCCGCCACATCTCGTCTGGGACCATGTCCTTGATGTACTGGGGAAGCTGATCATGCCTTGCAGCATCAAACCACACAGTCAGGTCGTTGTCAAGGATACCCTTCACTGTGCGAGGAAGGTCAGCGTACTTCTCATTCCTCTCGAATGCCTTCCTCGTCATCTCGAAGTTGTCAGGGTTCCCACCGAAGCGCTCCTTGAGGTCAAGAGGGAGGTCGCTGAACTTACTGTACGCTGTGATGACCTTTCTCCACCCACTATACACACTCTGGTGATCGATGATCCCCGACAAGTATCTGTGCCACGTGGATCCCACGCCAAGCCGTTGGGCGACGTCATCTGTGAAGGCCTTGAAAGCCTCGAGACCCTGTTGAGCGGCGGGAGTGAGCTTCTCGCCCTGACGACCACGGGTGACAAGCCACGCAGCCCTATCCTCCTTCTCAGTGAGAGGAGCAAGGTGCTTGTTATAGAAGTCCACCCACTGCTTGTACTCATACGCCTTGGGAAGACCATGCTTGTACGCTGCATCCTGCGTGATCGTACGGATGCCAGGATTCGAGCTAAACTGTGGCATGGCGTGTGGAAGGTAGTCGGCGGGATTAATGAAAGCTGCTCTTCCACCACTCTTCATGCTTCCTGCCATCTCGTTCCTATACCAGGCCTCCATGTGTGGATGCTCAGCGAAGATCTTGAGCATACCGTTCAGGAAGTCCGATGCCTTCGCAGGTCCCATTCCTCGCTTCGCAGCCACGTGAAGGAGGAACTGGTCTGTCGCGAGGGCCCCACCTGCGCCACCTGAGATCGGAGGAATGGTGGGCATGGCGGAGGGCTCATTCGTGTTCAGGATGGGCGCCTCAGTCTCACGAGGCTCGACGGCAAGCTTGTCCGCCGAGAACCGATTGATCTCCTGTCGGTCCTCCCGAGTGAGTTCCTTGCCATCCAGCGCCTTGTCAATCGTACCACGTGATGCACGATCAGGACTCCGCAGGAGGAACTCAGTCGCTTCCTTGAGCGAGGCGCTCTGGTGTACCTGCCCATCATGCATAGTCATACGCATAAGCAAGCCCTGCGACATGTCCGTCTCAAGGGCCACCCCCTTGGCGTCTGCCAGGAGCTTGAGGGAGGACAAAGTGTACGCAGGGCTTGCCGGAGGAGGCTTGACTGCACGTCCACCACGAATCGTGAGACCTTCCTGCACTGCGTGACTCTCAGAGATTGCGTCTGGAACGGCTTCTCCAAGAGGCTCAGCAGGTTGCCCTTTCTTTCGTCCTGTGACTCCCTTGAGCTCCTCATCTCCCACGAGCTTACGAGCCCTGCCAGGCCGCACTTCGGCCGTCTTCTCAAAGCCTGCGGGTGGTGCGATCTCAACACGGTAGAGCTCGGGACTGGTACTCTGACTCACAGCATCACGAATGAGGGTCGACATGGACTCCGCTTCAGCGAGGTTCGCGAGCTTGTAGGAGTTCGTGAGCTGTCCACCCTTGTAGACATTCACCATCGCAGGACTTGCAGGACTCTCCTCAGCTGCAACCGTGACATTGATCGCAGGCTTCGTGATCGACTCACGTGGCTTCGTGATACTCTCGGGCACAGGAGGTGCTTCGGCCTCAGTCATGGGTCCAGGGTCGGGAGCTACCTTCTTCCTCTCAATGCCAAGCTTCTTCGCAGTGGCATCAGACAGACGATGGTTTGCACGAAGTTCAGCAATCGCAGTCGGGAGAGTCTCCTTCGAGAGAGGACCACCCAACATGATCATCTTCTCAAAGCCTGTGATGGCTCTCTGCACGTGAGGCGGGAGATTGACGTCGCCTGAGTACTCTTGTGCTCCCACAGAACTCTCCTGACGTGTCGCAAGCTCAGCCTCGATCTTCTTCTGCACCTCACCAAGGCGGTTGTATTCAGCCGTACCCGTACGCGTGGGCCGTGCTTGCTTCTGCTCGTAGAGCTGCATCTTACGACTGATCTCCTGAGCAGCACTATTCAGCTCGTCAGGAGTCATGTCCTTGAGATTGACTTCGCCAAGCTTTCGTTGCTCGCTGACGGCTTCCTTCGACACCTTCGCGCCCACTGTTCCGCCCGTACGCTCCGTCGCTCGCTTACTCTCCTCAACAGCCCTCTTCGCACTCAGAATGGATGTCGTGAGCTCGTCACGGAAGCGCCTATCCTGAACGCTTCTGCGTGCGACTTCCGTTGCAACCTCAGGCCTGTGCTCCTCTCCCCTCGCAACGGTCTTCGAGTACTCATCCATGAGAGTCTCATTCGACCACTTGCTTGGGACGTACTCTCCTGCTACCTTGAGCTCGACGTCGGCTTGCCGAGGAGTTTGCTCAACAACCTGAGCTTCAGTTGCTTCCATCCTGGCAGATAGAGCTTGTTGAACACTCTCACCCTCCTGGAGTGCTTTCTTCGTTCCAAAGCGTTCCATCGCGCGTTGTGCAGCTGCAGCCCTCGCAACACCCAAACCGGCTGCTGCACCGCCGAATGCCGCACCAGCCAGAGCGTAGGGGTCTGTGACAGCGTGTTGGACATTTTCAAGGCGGGAACCACCCTCTCCTGGATTGCTGAGCGCAGCAGTCCCAGCCACAGACCCCATGATGTCGGTGGCCATTCCAGCCGCCTTACTGACTGCTCCCGTCCCGCCACCAAGTCCGAGAGCTGTACGTCCAGCTTTGAGTGCCTGCATGCCCTTCACGAATGGTGCGGCACCACCCGCAAACTCACCTACCGCTCTACCGGCTTGCTGGCCTGGCGTGGCAGCCTCTTCTAGAGGGGGAACGCTAGCATAGCCAAGTGTCGCGCTCTCGTTGAATCCACGCACAGCGTTGCGGATGGCGCCGGGAACGTCTTGTGCGACTTGTTTGATGAAACTCCACGTCTCACCAAGTGACTCTCCAACCTGTGGCCGACTCTCCCCAGCCAGAGGCTGTATGTGCTTGACAATCTCCTCATCAGGATAGCCCTGATCACGGAGATTGTTGATGTACTTGTGAATCCGTGTCTCGATCTCAGGCTCACCATACCCCTTCGACAGTCCAAGCTGGATCTGCTCTTTGAAGAGTGGGTATAGGATCTCGAGTCGCGTCTCAGAAGCCAAGGCTTGGCTTCGCCTCCTTACCTAGTGCTGGACGGAGTGTAGCTGTCGTGGCCTGCATACGCTTACGGAGTGCTTCCTTTTTCACGGGATCCTTCTCAGCATCGATGGCAGCCTGAAAGCGTTGAGTTGTGAGAACGTAGAACCTCTGGTCAACCTTCGGTCTCTCAGACGGGAGTGAGGCCTGCTTCTCCCGCACGTAGTCTTGCTGAATCTTGTGAAGGTCTTCCTCGAGTTTCTTGTTAGGATCCGCAGCCTCATTCGCCTTGGCAGCATCTGCACGGGCCTTGGCTGCACGAGCAGTAGCTTCATCTGTCTCTGCCTTGATCTTGGGAATCTCAACCTCTGTCTTCCGGCTCTTGAGCGCGAGTTCTCTCTCAAGGATGTCATTCCTATCCCTACCCGCCTGGATCTGCGCCTCGATTGCCTTGAGCCTTGCCTCTCCGGCGGAACCCTTCGCCTTGAGATTGTCTAGGCCGGCATCCCAAAGTTCCTTGACCTTGGGATCTGCGATGTCAAGGTCCCCACCCACAACACCAGCGATGACTGCGTCCACGGGGTCCTTGATGCCTCTCGAGTGTTGAATGTAGAAGAGCTTCTGGGATGTGCTAAGGGGCTTCCCTTCCCTGATCATCTGGTTCAGCTGACGAGCAGTCATCTCAGCCTCATCACCCTTCTTATTGTTCAGGATGTCACTGTACATCTGGAGCTTAGTCATGCCAGGCGAAGGCATCGGACCACCGTCAGCAGGAGGTGTCTTACGAGCTTCAGTCACACTCCCCGGCATCCTACGCATAGCCTCACCCACACCCGCGAGAGTGGGAGGCTGATCCCCTTCCACCTGCCTCACGATGGCACCTTGAATGTCCTTCGGAGGAGTAAGGTAGGACTGGAGTACGTTCCCAAACACCTGTCGAGTGAGCGGGTCCTGAAGGTTAGAACTAGAGCCCAGAAGCCTTGCAGCACCCTCAGTGTCTCCTGCATTCAGGAGTGCTGCACCCTGTTCAAGATCCGTCCGTCTCTTACGAAGCTCAATCTCCTGCTGCGCCTGCGCAAGCTTCGTCGCCAGAGCAGCAGCATCTACTCCCTGGCTTGCAGCTGCACCTGCGCCTATGAGTCCGTATGGCATCTCGTTCTCCTAGGCTGCAAAGAGGCCACCCTTACCACCAAGGATCTGGGAGAGGATGAGAGCATTCATGGGAGCACCAGCTGCAGCCTGACTCGCCTGCATGCCAGCCTGTACTCCCTGACCTCTCTGCGTCTGCATGCGTGCGAGTGCGTCAGCCATGCTGCCCAGGTTCTGCTGACGCTGACCTGTAACAGCATTCGCAATAGCAGCTGCGATGCCCTGATCCGTTCCCTGGCGGAGGCGTCCCTGCGCTTCCACGCGTGCACTGCTGTACGGCGAGCCGTACCCGATGGCACGCTCATTGAGGCCACCAGCTGCGCGTCGCTCCTGTTCGAGAGTCTGTTGGATCTGAGGACTCATGAGCTGAGACATCTGAGCAGCGAGTGTGGGAATATCAATAGGCTGACCAGACATCTTCCCCATGAGGTCTCGTTCATTCGTCGTCGGCCGGAAGCGTGCCTCAGCTGCACTCCCCGCGAGGTTTCCGAGAAGAGCACCTCCACCAATCGTGGCTGCGGGCAGAAGAAAGCGAAGGACATTCGGGTCACTTAGGATGTTCCCCGCCATACCTGCGATGTTCGCACCACCGGACAGGAAAGCGTCGAGTGCCGAAGGTGCGACCTGATTTGCGAGGTCCAGGCTCGTGCCAACGCCTGTGCCAGCAAACTCTGCTGCATCAGGCGCAGCTTCTGATGCAACACTCCCCCCATCTCCAAGAAAGTCGAGATCAATGAGATCCCCAAAGAAGCTCACGTCAGATCACCTCCCAAGCCACTTGCAGATGGGAACGGCAACTCTCATGATCACATGAGGAACACGTCCAGTGAGCTCCAGCGTCCACCACTTTGTAACAGGCCATAGCAGGGCGGCAAACGAAGGGTGTGCCTTCAGCCACCCACTGAAGGGGACCCCCCACCTGTGGTACCCTGCTATGACCTGAGGGTCAAGCTTTCTCGCGTAGAGTGAGCACTTGATCCACGTCACACGATCAAGGTAGCCAAGCTGGCGATATGCGGTGCAGATCACAGTGCCTCCAGCTCCTGCTCCTCCTCCACCACCATCGCCAGGAGCACCTGGTCCACCCTGTGCGCCTGCATCGCCTGGTTCACCAGCGGTGCCTGCTCCAACACCGCCTGGACCTGGTCCGACACCAACTGAGCCCACACCTGGTCCACCCTGTCCTGACGCAATACCTGCATCCACTGCTGCTGCGTCTGCAAGCTGCCCTTCCGAGAGCTCTCCGAACACAACTGGAGATGGTGCGTCGTTTGGTCCGAAGCCGAGAGTGCCCTGTGTAGGCCCTGCAGGTGCTGCACCAAGTCCACCACCAGGTTGCCCAGCGCCAACAGGTCCGGGAACGTTCGCCTCAAGATCCGCCATGTGGCGTCCAAGGAACTTCGCAATGTCCGTGTTCTGCTTCGTAGCATTCTTGGCAAGCGAACGAAGCGCCATCTGAAGAGCAAGCATGGCAGGCCCTGCTGGTCCTAGTGCAAGTGCAGTGCCTGGAACACCTGCAAGCCCTCCGATGAGACCCGAGAGAGAATTGAGAGTCTTTCCCGTGCTGATGAACGACGCAATCTTTCCAGCACCGATGTCCTGTTGGTTCGACGAGATGGCAGACTCAACACCTTGAGTGGGGTCCTTGCCTTCCGAGAGCGCAGTCACGATACCCTGTGCAACATCAGCGGATGTGGCAGGTCCTGGCTGCCCTGAACCAACACTCACACCACCTTGTCCAGGACTGACGTCTCCTCCAAACGGGTTCGTACTCTCAATAGTCGGCTGTACCTGGCCCATCATCTGAGCAATTGCTGCACTATCAAGACCTCCAAACGTAGGTCCTCCAAGGCCAGCTCCTTCCGTTCCGAACCCAAGAGAGCCACCTTGCCCGCTCAAGAGCCTTGGAAGCGAGGTGGAGAAGAAATCCTTCTTCGTCGGGTCCTTCGCGCTGAGGCTCGCAAGCGCCATGTCGTCAACCTGTGCGGGAGAGATGTTCTTGAAGGGCATGTCACTCCACCACGTGAAGTGTCACAGCAGCACTGGCTACTGAGCACTTTAGTTTTAGGTTCGTGGCATCAAAGGCTGACGACTTATACACAACCCCAGCCTTGTCGATTGATGTGACAATGAAGCCACTTGGCACCCTTTCCAAGCCGTGGGGTACAGTGTCCTCTGTATTTGGCGTGGCGTTACTTGTGTACACAACACCTCGACGCCCAAGAGGTGCCTCATGATGTAAGGCTTCGAAGGAGGAGACGAGCTTCCTCCAAGCGTCATCAAGCGTCTTCGGCACGAAGGTCACAAGTCTTGCGTGGCTCATGATACCCAGGGAGCTCCTGTGTGCGTGCCGAAGAGTGTCATGCTGTAGACACGACTCCAACTATACTGTCCAGAGTCTTCAAGACGTACGAAGAACTGCTCACCTTGAATGCCTGCACCATCCAACTTCACTGTGAAGCGGTCCTTCATCACTTGGATGAGGCTTGGAAGCGTTCTCCAAACATCCTCATGCACGGGCCTGATTTTTACAGTCATAGAACTTCCTGGCGTGAATCTCCCTCTGAACCTCAGCCAAGTCAAAACCTTTCCCACATGAACAGTGATCATTGGGTCCTTCGGATATGGTCCAAACTCAACCCAAGCATTGATCGGAATACCATCGTCGTCAGTCAGGAGCTCTTGCTCGAAAAGCCCACCAGAGAAGTTCCCAGACAGCAATACTGGATACGCTCCAGACAAGATAGGATCTCCAAGCTCGAACGGTACTTGCTGAAGCTGGACTGGAAGGTCCTCAAGAGTGAAGGGTGAGTCACGAGTGAACTCCCCAAAAACACTGATTGGCTGCCTCTTCTTGTAGAGCTGTCCTTGATTCAAGAGCTGCGCCTCATTTGTGCTGAAGTTGAACTGCCAAACAAGATTGTTGTTTGCCCCCCCTGGTTCAGGCATAGCTAGCAAGTATCTCTGGAGTCTTAGGTCCCACTTGCCAACAACAGCATCGCGTTGGTTCGCAGCCACCCCTGCGATGTCGAAGCCAACCTGACCACTGATCAAGATAGACCTCTGACCGTCAAACAATCTCACTCCATCATAGGCAAGGTAGAGGATACCCCTAGGAGTCACCACTGGACTGTTTGGAAAGTGTGTTCCAGGAACCTCGGGGAAGTCTTGGATCCGAAACGGAAACAGTTCATCTCCAGTGTGCTGCATCGCTCCTATGCGAGACTCCTTGAAGAGGACCATTGCGTCATTGAACTCCACAGCCTGTACAATGTGTCCACCGCCCTCGGCGTACTCATTAGTGCCCGCTCCATTGGCGGAGTCCCAATCATTATAGGTGATTGGAGAGCTGCTCCAGATTCGAGAGGCCTCAGCGCTTCCGTCTTCCACTACATTGATCAATAGGGTCCTGGATTTGAAGAACCTGACTATCCTTGCATTCGTAACATTCACTGGCAAAGTGAGGTTGACGATCGAAAACGTCGTGGGGTCCATTTCCTTAGGGCTGTCAATACCATCCACCCATAGAACTCGTTTCTGAGTCGGGATGGTGACAACTGTGTAGGAGACGATGTCTCTAGAACCACCACTCAAGCTACCCTGACGCTGGACGAAGTTGTTCAGGTCCTTAGTCGTGAACACCCTATCCGTCGTGTGTACGATCAGGACATTCTCTTCAGGGGCTCCATGGAGATGATAGAAAAAGAGACCACGAATGGCGCCTCCTCCAGGCAGTGTCGCTCTCCTCAGGCGTCCCGGAACCTTGCGAAGTTCCCGCTTGACTTCGTAGAATGAGTCTAAGTCTAGTGCTGCACCCTTGGCACTGATCTCAGGAGGATAGTATGTGACGATTCCGTCCGTCATCGGAATGACGTCTTCATACCAAGTTTGGGAGCCTTGAATGAGTGGCATTTTATAAGAACAGCAATCTCTGCTTGAGAAGGATGACGACGCTGAGATCTGCACCAGGGCTGGTCGGCCCAATCTGGTCAACGTCAATTGTGAGGACATCACCTGCTACAAGGGATGTGACGTCAGGAATGCTCACACTACTCACAGCTGCTCCTGCCACTATCGTGGGCCTATTTGACTGTATTGAGAAGATGGTTGTACCATTCTTATTCACATCCACAACTAAGTTGCCTCCCACCGGCGGAGTCTTAACTGCTGCGATCACATGCACAAGGTTGGGAGTCGCTTGTGCATCGAATGTCACAGGGTACACGAGACCTACGTTGGATAGCACACTAAGGACACCCACAACACCCATCTGGATGGGAAGAACAATGTACGCAGACGCCACGCTTGCAAAGCTGTCTGCTAACTTCGGGCCAAGGTCTGGAACAAGGGTTGAGCGACTGTAGCTTGTGTCAAGAGGCATTAGTCATCTCTCCCTCGTCTGTCTAACCAACCAAGTGTAGAAATTCTAAACGTATGATTTGCGTTTGCTCTTATCCGAATCTGACCAGACGTGTTCGTCCTAACGGGTCCGTACCGGTACCCGTAGCCAACACCTGCAAAGCTGATGCTCCAGCCAGGGGCCACAGTTGTAGAACCAGCGACGTCATCCGTCTCTAGAGAGGAGATGTATATGGAACACGACCCTGTGCCATTCACGATGTTGAAGAGCGCGCCAACTTGCACCCCAACGGGAACGCTTCCGAGGGTCACTGTGACCGCATTTGTCCCACCCGTGAGAGCATCGTGATCGAGAATTGGCACCTTTAGAAGGAACTCATCTCCATTCTGAAAGAACCCAATGATGTTCCCGCTGGAGTCCGTTCTGATTGTCCCTAGGCGCCTCTTCTTCGTGAAACCTGTAGGCATGGCTGGAGACAGAGACGCGCTAAAGAGGACATCAACATCTCCAGTTGTGATGTTCTTGATCACAAACATATGATAGTGAGTGTTATTTGCCTTCGAACCGGTATCCAGGCCTCCTGTATCTGTTCCTGGAGTCCAAGTGGTGTCAAGCTGCTTCGTCAGGGTTCCTGCAAGAATGATGTCATCTGTGTCATCGTCACTCCGTGTGGAGCCGCCTGAGATGTCAATGTCATTATTGGCATCACCAGCGTTGTTCGCGAGCTTGAAACCCGCCATATACCCACGAGGTAGGGACAAAGATTGCCAAGTACTGTCCCCACGTAGGAACTTCGAGTCCGTCGGCGACGTTCCCAGCCTAATCGCCGGAACAGTGCCACCACTGAAGACGATTGACGCATTAAGCTGCCCACCTTGATCACTATCCTGATGTGAGTGAACTCCCACCACACTTGAGATGAGCTGGAAACTATCCTTATCAGCAAACTGCACACCTCGTATGGTGTACGTAATGAAACCTGCTCCACTCACCTGGATGTCGTACTCGCCGTCCGCAGCCTTGAAGCTTGTACGCCCTGCGAGGTCCGTCACGAGTGGATTGCTGAGTGAGGTCACCTCATTGTCTGCAAATAGGCTTGCGGTGCTCAGCGTACCGGCGTTGAACACAGTGATCAACGCATTCGGCCGTGCCTTACCCGTGCCTGGGTCGAGCGCTACAACCGTTCTCTTCTGCACCTACGGCCCCACGAGAGGAATGGGATCCTCTCCATCATGGAGGAGGATGAACTGCTGATTCTGCACGAAGGGGGGCACATTGAGAAAGACATCCTCAAGGGGCACAGTCAACGTGCTAATGGGATCCCCAACCTCACTCATGAATTATACCTCTGCACGAACGGGCTGTTGATAGGATCGGTGATCTCCACTTCCCCCTTGGACATGAACTTCCCAAGGGAGGCCTTGATGTCCAGTTGATTCTCGCTTTCCTTCCAGTACGTGTCAACACCCTGCTCGTAGATGTTGAACCACACCTGAGAGTTCTTGCTGTCCTCCACACTCTGATACACGAAGCCTGCCAGGCCATACACGAGGAGCATATGCTTATCCTCGTCGAGCCAGAATGGCGTGTCTGCCTCGTTGATGAGCTTATTAGGACGGAGGAGGCCGATCATACGGATGTTGTAGTCCCCACCCATCGGCTTGTCAAACCACACCTGGCGATTCACCCACGTATACGACTCGGGGTATCCTCGTGCTTCCTGGCTTGGGTCTGGATGTACGTCAAAGAACTCCACCATCGGCATTCGCGTGAGCTTCTTCGTAGTGCCCTGCGTACCCGTGTGAAGGATCAAAAGCTTCACATCCTGAAGGCTCTGTGGGAACTGGAGAATATGCGTGCCGAGTGGCGCCTGTGAAGTGGCAACCTGGTTCTTGAAGAACCACTTCTTTCTTCCAACAAAGTCCGGCACGACCGTCTCATTGAGAAGGGTGCGGAGAAAATCCTCCTGGGACATCATCTGCCCAGACGCAAGGCGATCGTTTGTCAACTTACGTGTGAGCAGTATGATGTCCGCGAGGTTCACGCTCTAGTAGCCTTTCTTCTTCTGCTTGGGCTTCTTGGCTGGAAAGCCTTTCGGCTTGCCCATCACTTTTTCCCCACTGCAGACCAACGCACGGTGCCAGGACTGGTCGTGAGGTCTGCTCCGTTGGACACTTGATCAAGAGCCGTTGCGCCAGCAGTGGCGCCGTCTCTGTACCACAGCACCTTGTTGTTCGCCGCGTCGAAGACAGGAATGAAACCTCCCTTCGACTCGATGTTCATGCTCACCACACTCTTGCCCACCACAGGCGCAAACGTATCACCAGACGTGGCGTAGGTACCTGTGGGGGTGAGAGTGCCAGACCTACTCACCAGATGCCGACTGATGCGGCGGAGAGGCGTGGCGTAGACGATTGTGGTAGCGCCCATTCTACCAGTCTCCTACTTCTTTGGAGGCGTCTTGGACATCGGGAAAGGCGACCCATGGATGGTCTTGGCATCCTTGGGGGCGGTCTTCGAGAGATGATCGTTCTTGCTCGCCATACTCGCCTCCTACAGGCCGCAGTCGAGCAGCACGAACGCCGTACGCAGCACGGTGTCCGTGGTGACTGCATGAAGGTTCACTCCAACAACCTCACCATTGTCCGCGTTGTCAGCCGCCACAACGAGGAGCCCGGTGCCAGCCTTGACAGCGGCGGCTGCCGCAAGCGTGGTGCCAGCCGCTACCACCAGAGCGCTGGGATGGAAGCCCCGATACTGCACCCAGCCGTACGAGCCGTTGGCGATGGTCGCCATCAGCACGCCAGCCACCTCGCTTGCGACCATACCATCCGCACTGGCGATGATATGCCCAGGACGGAAGATCTGGAAGGTATCCGAGGTCGTCACTGCGGCCGTGAGATCCCTGTCGAGCGTCAGCACGGTGGTCGTGTTCGAGGTGATCCTCGCCCACTCACCTTCCGGAGCCGCTCCAGCCGCACCTGCGTCATCGAGCACTCGTACGAAGTACCCGCCGAGTGAGCCGGACGTCCACGTACCAGACCCACGCACGATCTGGTTGAGAGCCGTGTTCGCACCAGCCGTGATTGCTGACTCGGAGATGAACTCGTGTCCCGCCAGGCTGTTGACAGCCAGTGAGCCACCCGAGCCGTTCTTCATCCACCTGAACCACCGCTCGCCGTAGATGGGGCTCACTTCCACGCGAGTCTGGAAGAGGCCCTCCTTATCCTCCGTTGCCGTGTCCGTGAGGGCTGTCGCCCATACACTCTTCATTCTCATGTCCCTGGTCTCCCTAGGGGTTGTGGCCCGTCGGCCTAGGCAATGCCCGTCGTGACACCCTGACGACGACGCTGGGTGGTCACGAGGTTCGCTGCGCAGACTACCTGTGCGACACGGTCCAGCTGGTTCGGAATCTGCTTCCACTCGGTCATCGCAAACTTGACACGAGGATCGTACTTCAACTTCATGTACTTGTCGTTGATCGCGTACATCCGGCCAGCACCCACGAGTGCGTCCCAGAACATCGTGATGCCCTTGAACGTGAAGTTCTCGAAGCCCATGTCCGTGGCCTTGCGGTTGTCAGTGCGGTAGAACTCCAGCACCTCCGCCTCGTAGGCCTCGAAGATGTCCGCAGTCGTCAGCAGAAGCCTCGGGTAGTCGACACCATCCGACACCGACCGGATGAGCTTCCGCATGTCCGCCAGGAGGTAGACGTCCATGGACCCAAGGGAGGTGTTCTGCACGTTCCTCCACCAGGTATTGGTGTTGTTGTTGATACCACCCAGGTTGTTGTCGACCGTGGGCGTAACTGTGATCTGCTTATCGAGGCCCTCGATATCCAGGCCTCCGTTCCCAGACCCATCGCCGAACTGCATCCGCGCGAGAGTGTCCTGTAGGTCCAGGATGCAGTTGTCCACCGCATTCTGCACGCGATCGATGATCTCGTACTCCGAGCTGTTCTGCTGGTCGTCTACGAACAGGCGTTGCACACTGTTCGCCACGTACTTCCAGTTGTACACGGCCGTGGTGAGAGGATCGATCGGCTGGATGTCAATCGTGCCAGCGCGACCAATCGACTTGGCCGTACCAGGCTTGGCGTAGTTCAGCTGTACGCCGATGAAGCGCCCACCACTCTGGGGCTCCATCCTCTCATTGCTCATCAGCCACCAGTAGAAGGGTCTGGCTGAGTAGATCTGGTCCCACGCCTTCCCCTGCATGTCCTGCCAGGTAGAGGAGTACAACGAGTCAAGCTGTTCAGTCAAAGCTGCTGGAGCAGCCACGGTTTATCCCCTTGTCTTGAAGATGGTCTTGAAGTTCTTCTCAGCTGCCAACCTCGCGTTTGCAGGAGGTGGTGCTGGCTTTGAACTCGTTGAGCGCCCGGGAGGTGTGCCTGTGGGAGCCACACGACGTACGGGCTGCTTTTCTTCCTCAGACGGGGCGTTTCCGCGCGCCTCAGCCTTTGCCAGGGTGAGCGCCTCGGCAGGAGTGATCTTGCCGCCCTTGTCCTTCATGATTCGGACAATATCGTCTGCGTGCTTCTGGAACCCCTCGGGGTCCCGCTCATTGAGAGCCTCAAGCTGCCCTTCCAAGCGCATCTTGACGATCTCAAAGCCTGTCTCCTGTCGGAGAGTGCCAATCTCCTCACGCACTGTGTCGATCGTATACTTTGCGAGCTGCGCGGGAGTCATGTTGTCAAAGTCAGGTGGTGCCTCTTCCTTCTTGTTCTCCACACGACGCTCCGTGCTACTCTCGAGGATTTTGCTCACATGACTCACGTTTGCGTGGAGCCTGTCGAGAAGTTCACGTTCCTTCGTCTCGAGCTCGCGAATGCGGATGTCACGAGGATCCTCCTCGGCTTCGCCGGTGGGAGTCTCTTCCTTCGGAGGCTCGGGCTCACCAAGAAGGCCGCGTACTGCACTTAGATGTTCTTCAGGCACGCTCATTACTGTTCTCCATTCTCTCGCTTATGCGAGGACACCTGGGCTGGACTATTGATTGGCTTCCCTCTGAAGACACACGCTCGAATGTGACGCAGGCCGAACTCGAGAAGATTACGAAGCTCACTCGGCTTGGAGATACCAACGACCTGAATCTCATGAGCGCGCCCTGTCTCGCCGTAGTCGATCCTTACGTACCTCTCGGCTTTCTCCTTGCCTGGCTCGACGTTTGGGGGCTTCAGAGGTTCGGTTGTAGGGACCATTGAGGTCTCGCTTTTCACACTCTCGGGCATATTGCTCTCTGCTCTCTATCCTAACAGGACCCGAGGGATCCATGTCATGATGGGTAAAGGGTTTGAACTGTGGTTGGGCTTGGAAAGACGGCTTCCAGTAGGCAACCGAGCCACATCGACAGTCTGCAGGGCTCGTGTCACCAGACTCACGGACCTTCTCAAAGACATGTCCATCGACACAGAGGAAGTCATACCTCACTATCACGCAACACTCCTTGGTTGACGTTGTGTTTGGTCAGGACCTCGCTTCTGACGACCCTGCTCAATCGCTTGGCCCTGGCCTGCAAGCTGACTCTGTACGGCCTGAAGCTGCGCGACAGCCTGTTGATTGATGAGTGAGAGATCTGCAGTCTCAAAGGCCTCGAGAAGCTTCAGCCGCAAGCGGAGTGGGTCGATGAGAGGGTCGTCGCGAAGCGTGACGTACATCTCTTTCGCCTCAGCCTGCTTAACCTGTCGGCTGAGAGGAAGTGTACTGTCAGGCACGATAGTCACTGTGTACGTGTCTTTCACGCTCACGAGCTTCGCCCAAGCCGTCTGCTCAGCACCATAGTCCACAGCTGTCTCAGGAGCCCAACGCTCAAGGATGATGGAGTTCACGGCGTGTAGAACATCACCAATCACGTCCGCACACATATCGCGTCTCTCATCCAGGCGGATCATGATCTGCTGCTGGATGATGTTCGCCTCACTCGCCGTCTTCTTTGAGGGCCCGGTCTCACCAAGCTGGTTGCGTGAGAAGCCAATCACAGCACGAACGTCCTGTTCATTCGTATTCGCCGTCGTGAAGAGATCCGTGGGGATCTGAGGCGCAAAAGGTGTGATGGACTCACCAACAGCACCTTCTACCTCCACAACAGGCCCCACCTCACCATCCTTCAGAGCAGCTTTGGCTTCTTGGTCCAGTGCACCTTTCCTCGCAAGCAGCTTGACAAGACTTATTCTGCGGTGCTGATGGATCTGGGTCTTGATCTCATTATACTCCTTCTGGAGATCGAGAATCAGCTCGGCATCAGACACGCCAAGCGGCATC